TTACGAACTCGCTGCCCTGGTTGTTTGACCACCAAACCTGAACCTGGGCCTTCTTATAGTCCCAAGCCTCGGTGGTCGTCATGTAGATCAGACCCTCGTTGGTGTTGCAGTCCTCCAACGGGATTGGCGACTCTGGATCGTTGCCAGGGAGTGTATCCGTGCATCCTGAGCAGAGGTTCACCAAAGGCGTGCTCTCTGTCGCCTTCTTCCTGATCTTGTGGAAAGACCCCTTCCCGCAAACAGAGACGTTGTACCCACCGGTTCCGATATGTGGCGGCGTGCCGGTGACGTTGCTGGCAATCAGCTCTGACGTGAAGAACTCGTAGGTTGCCTCGCCTGCCTCGGTGTAGATGATGATCCGGCGCCGGCCATTGGTAACCTGAATAGCTGCCCAACCGTCACGAAAAAGGAGCTTTTTGGACAGGAATGCCCCAGGCAGTAGCTGCTTGGCATACTCGATGGCCTTGTGCCTTGCCTCCGGGACGTGACGCGCCGATGCCCCCTTGTCTCCAAGGAGGATCAGTTTCTCAATGGCGCCACGCCCTGATGCCATCAGTCCTGCCCGTGCCGGTTTCGGTAATGGTCAGTCTGGTTTGAAGCAACAGCCCCGTCTGCGCTCCCGACATGCGTTCCGGCCACGATGCGGTCAAAGCCACCCTCGCTGACCATGCCGATATAGCACCGATCGCCAGGGGGAGCAGAAACCCTGTCTTCAAACAGGTTCTGGAATGGAGCGGCTTTACACATGCCCTCGGCAGACCAGAAGTAGACCTCATTGGAATCAGTGTCGTAATAAGGGTTCTGCCCTGGAACTACCCCGTATTTAGCGACATCAACGATCCCGCCCTCGTCCAGCGCGAAGATCGATCTGTTAGTGCCAACTATCAGTCCATTCGGCGTTGTGGCAAGCATGAGCGCCCTTCCAGTCACCGTTTCGGTATCCTGCCAGGGGATAAATAGGTGCGGCCAGAACGGCACTGACTTGAAGATGTAGGTAAGTCCGCCAGGGAGGTCTGCCACGGTGAGGTGAAGACGCCCATCGTGGTATGCGATAGGCCCGTCAGGGATTGGCGGAGTGCCGGCGTCGATCTGGACTTGATCGAGGACATCACCCTGAATCTGCCATTCGTTCGTGATGAGCATGGCCCCGTCAGCGATCGAGCCCACGTACCGGAGCTGATCGCCGTTGGCATCTGAAACATAAATGCGGGTTAGGTACCCAGCCTCTCCGTAGACGATGACCTGAATCCCCTGGTTCTCACCCTCGAGATCCACTGTCTGAAGCCGGCTTGCTCCACCCTGTCTGCCATCCGGCGCCTCAAGGACGGTGGCAACAACCCGGCGCCCGACCCCAAGAGCTCCAGGGGTAGCCATCACGACAGGGTCTTCAGGGGTGACGATCACCAAGTCTTGGTAGCCGCTCTCGCCAATGAAGCCAAGTGTTCCACCGCAGGACACGAAGTACCGATCACCACCATCTGCGAAATATGCGGTAGTGGATGGAAAACCGGCCTTGAGAAGACTGGTGCCACCATCCCCGGTGTATTCCATGAGGTTCCCGTCATCAACGATGAACATTCGGCTTTCGTCGTTGGAGTTCCATGCTGCAGTGATGGCGCCAAGCGGGGTGTAGTCGAGGTCATGGCCGCGCCTCCGGCGAATGCGGTTGCGGTCGGTGATGTCGATATTGTCAGCGCGGCAAAGCTCGCCAGGAGCAAGCGAGCGGGGCTCAGTCTTGTTGTTCAGGCCGGAGAATTCTTTGAACTTCGCTGAAGGCTCACTTTTCTTCGCCATCACACTCTTCCTGCAGTTTTTGGTGACCTCTGCCTCGGGAGTGTCTTTTTGTACTGCGGACTACAGTGCATGAGACACAACGATGTTTGCGTCCGCTTCGCGGTACACAACCGAGGCGTGTTCTAGGGTCACCAGCTCTGCAAGCTGAGTGTTATATTCGCGGAAAACCTCTGACACGCTGATGGTATCTCCGGTCAGTTCCGCTGCAGATTCTTGTTCTTCCCTGAATATAAAGGATTTTCCCACCTTGGTCGCAGGAATCTCAACCGATTCCTCAGACATATACAGGATAGCCACTTCAATAGTTCGCTCAACCACTGATTCGCCAAGCATTCGATAGACAACTTCAGTCGGATAGCCGGGGTAATCGATAATCGACCCGAGCATCCCGAGGCCGTAGCCCCAGGCGATTGCCTGATCGTCTGTCAATCCCGTTTCCGGAGCTGGAGCAGGATCGCTTGATTTTGCTTGGCGATCTCTTCAATATTCTCGACCTTGTTGGCGGTTACTGCCTGCTCGCGCTCGATTTTCTGAATCGATGAAGTTGCCGTCTCTTGCGCCCGTATGGATTCCTCGAGCGTAATGAGTTTGTCAGCCCCGACAGCAACACCAGCGATAATCCCAATGCCAGCAGTAACCAAAGGCCAGTACCGCACTGCGCCATCAAGCACCTCTCTCATCGTCATCGTCCCATACCTTCGCGCCGAGTTTGAACACAAGCCTGACGATCGCGTACAGCGAAACACCAAGCACGACCGACCCAAAGTGAATCGTTGCCCCGAACAGCGATGCGATCCCAAGCATCGAGAATCCGGTGACGATAGACATAATTGCAGGCACTGCCTTATCCCATGTGGCGTGTTTTCCGAACCAATCCGCAAGCATGGTGGCAAGAGTCACTTTTAGCCACTCCTTTTCAGAAGGGCTTCTACATGTTGGCACCAGAATTCGTGACATATTTTTATCGCCAAAGTTGTCCAATAAAACTCCCCATCAATCTCCTTTATGAGGCCCGTCTTCCGGAGGCGCACAACACAGAAGCGTTGTAGCGCATCATCACTTACCCGAAGAAGACCAGGGGGATCCTTTCCAAGGTCTTCTATCCAGTCCTCAGTCCAATCACTGATGCCCTGGGGGAGGGAGTGCGTCGAGCGCGGCATGTCTTCGCCGGATGACTTCGTTGGTGACACTCTCGATTTCGGCGGCTGCTTTGTCATAGCTGATCTCACCCATAAGAATTTTTTTCCTAATAGTGAGCAGCTTATCCGAAACCGGAGAATTCATGGACTGCTGAGCCTGATATTTCTCGTAGGCCGTGAATCCGATCATGGCGAGATCAAGCAACTTCAGGATGATGAGCGGGTTCATTGGGTGCTCCCCGTGATCTGCAATAGGAGCGGCCGGATAGCCATGTAGGCCGAGGACGCTGTCCTGGCGCTCTGCTCGGCGCTGGGCGCGTTACCGGCCCGGTAAGCAACCCAGGCAGCGTCAAGGGCAGTGCTGGCCGCCTGCAGGCCGTCATATACGGCCGCATACTCCCTGGAGTTGGTGTCTACCTGCCCCAGGTCGATCGCCGTCCTCAGCGTCTCGGCGCCGGCTGTCACAGCGGATTCCGCCTGCATCAGCACATCGATGCTCGTAGGCTTGGCCGAGTTGTGGTTGCAGGCGCCAATGAACAGGACGACCCAGAGGAAAAAGAGCGGGTACCGGGATAAAGCGATAGTCATCTTGTTCTCCTAGAAAAAGTCGGGTTTCGCAATGGCCCGGGTGAGCGCCATAAGGCCCTGCTGAAGATCGGTTTTGGCGATAGCAATCCAGCGAGGATCAGGATTTCCTGCATCCTCAATGTCAGCGATCAGGCCCTGAATGTCGATTCCCTCGTGCTTGACTGCGTTGATGAGCTGGATTTCATGCTCGGTCAGTTCCCGATACCCGGAAATTTTGCGATGCTGATTCTCCATCACAACCTCCCTTTCAGCTTGTCGTCGCGGCGGGCATACAGGGTGTAGAGGCTGCCCAGGGCGGAAACCACCACGGCAATCAGCGCCACGTGCTCCGGCGCCATGCCGGTAAGCGCGGTCGGCAGCATGGCTGCCACTTCCGGGGGGAGGCCCAGGGCATCGGTAATGATCCCGATCGCCGCGGCCGAACCGGTAGCAGCCGCCACCCCGCCAGTCACCGTGCGGGACTTGGTCAGCGGCTTGGACGGCACAAGGCCACCCAGGCGCAGGCCCCTTTCCCAGACATCCTTCGGATACCAAGCGTTTTCGTCGTCTACCGGACGGCCATTCTCCATGCGGGTCATGGCGCGGAGCAGACGATATACCGTGTCGTAGTCGGTCATGGACAGGACATCATCACGGCTGACATCCGCCCATATTTCTACTGCCTGGACGTACCCCCCGGTGTCGTTCTCGCTCGGCGGCGCCCACCGGTTGATGATCCCTTCCAGGGTGTTGATACCGTGACTTTCTTCGTAGGCTTGAAGGATCTTCGCGGCTGCCCTGATACCCATTTCCGGCGACTCAAACACGACGAAGTCACTTTCGTCGGGGTTGGTCTGGGCCATGCCCTTCCACTTGATGTTGTTGCGCCGGATATTCAGCGGGTTGTTGTTGCGGATGCCTCTCGGTAGCGTGTTCTTTTTCATTCTCTGTCACCATTTTTACGTGGGTAGTCAAGAGCACGGACACGCTCTTGGTTGGAAATAATCAGCCCCTTCATCCGGCCGACTTCCACCGCATCCTGCTTGATGGCGACCTCGTTTCCGCTTACGCGGCGCTCGAGCGCATCGAGGATGACGGAGATCCTGGCTACGGAGTTTGACTGTTGCTGCAAAAGACTCTGTTGTGCCGTGAGCATTGCGCTGAGCTTCCCAATCTCTGCGGTATGGTCAACGACAGCCATGTTGAGCTGTATTCCCCAGACAATCCCGCCAATCATGGCAAGGACTGTCGTTGGATTTACCCACTTATCCCACCAATGAGGAAATCTGCGCTCAGTTCCCTCATATCCGTGATAACCCTCCTTGTAGTCTATGTCGCTATGCTCTGGCATGCCTACCTCGTTGTCGATTTGTTCAGATAGATTTCACCCTCAGCAATGCGCTCCGGGACTCCGCCGTTTGTTCCCTTGATGTCGTAAACAGCCTCATCGTTTCGCCAAGTGGCCGTATCGGTACCTTCAAGCGTGATGGTGAATTCGCCGTTCGCATCATCCGTGAGAACAATTCCACCCTTCTCTGCATTGTCGAGATCAGCCAGCAGCTCAGAGGACTGCTTGTGCGGACGAACCTGCATCTCAAGCGTGTACCCGGCAAGAGATATCGGGGATCTTGTCGCCTTGTCCCGGTACAGGTACTTGTGGGTGAAGTCCGAGCCCTGGTCGGGGAACAGATTTACCTTCGTCGCCATGCTCAGTCCTCGTCGTAGTCCCAGCTATTCCGGACACTCATCCCGGATCTGCGACCATGATACGCATGTGATTCACCCACCCAACTGACACCGGTCTCTCTCCGCTTGTGAGCCAGGACATCTGCCGACAAGGCAGGGCCGAAGGCAGCGTCGTACTGGGCCATGTAGGTCTTTGCCAGCCCCGTGTCCTTGGTGTCTTCGTCAGGCAGCATGAAGGCTCTGGCTGCCACGTAGTAGCAGAGGTTTTCATGGTGCGCGACCGGGATCTCAGGGACGTCGGTGTTATCGACAAGGGGAACGAGAGGCAGGCGTGAGGCCCTGATGGTCAGGGTATTGCCGTCCTCTGCTTGGCTCGGGGTGGGAATGAGCCGAATCGTGAGGTCGTTCTGCAGGTAGAACAGCGGCGACCCGGGCTCCATCTCGCGCCATGCCGGCATGAGACGGTCAAGCTGATGCTTGGTTGCCTTGGGTATGGTCTGCTGGTTGTAAACCACCCGATCCACGAGAACCACCCGTGGATCGAGGGCATACGATGCTGTGTTGACCACCAAGGGGATCTCGGTGATCTCTGCAGTCGTCTCGTCAACAAGAAGCCGCTGCCGCAGGCACGCCTCTTCCTGCGCCCGATTCAGCCAGCGCAGGAGTTTTGAGGCACCCCAACGGTACGGGGTCTCTTCGTCGTCGAGAAAATCCCCACGAACGGTGTTCAGTAGGGCTTCAACGTCCATGAGACGCTATCAGCCCGCGTACTGCGCAACGCCGCCGAGAGCTTCAGGGCTCGAGCCGTCAGCCTTCATCCAGACCACGATCTCGACGGAGCCATCAAGTGTGGTATCAGGGTTGATGGTCCCGCGGACATCTCCGGTGGTTGCCGTTGCCGTTGCAGTAGATGCCTTGACCAGGGTGCTCGAGGAAAGCTCTTCGGTGTTGTCGGCGAACTGGAACAGGATGTCAGCCGCTGTGACGGCCGGATAAGGCAGGCCCAGGGCATCGGTGTCACCTACAGAAATATTGCCGGCACACGCGGCGCTGGAGACGATAGACAGGATGCTCTTGAATGCCTTCTTGCCGGCAACAGTTCCAGCGTTGACACCAGTGATGGTTTCAACCATAAGTTGACCGCCAATGTCGTAACCAGTGACCGTGAAAACGACAGCAGTATCAGCGCCGCTCGAGGTAATCGAGATGGCACGAGCAACGTCAAGGTCGGTTGCGCCAAGGGCCAGGGCGCCTGCTGCCGCATGAGCAGCAGCGGCACGCAAGGTCGTGGTTGCGCCGACAGTCGGGGTTCCAAGGGAAAGCTGCACCAGATTGCCGATGGGGGCTCCGGATCGGCCATTCATATTGAAGGCGCCGGGGTGATACGCACCCGCAAAAATCTGGGATGCGCGTGAAATTGTGTGTTTCGTGGTCATGTGAACAAATCTCCTAGATCAGCCTTTCGGCAAGTTCAAAAAAGCCCGCCCCGGAGGAACTGGGGGCGGGCCAAAAACCCCCTTATCAGGGGACTACCGATTACGCGGCGCCTTCGGAACCGAAGATGCCCCGCGGGTCAGTCCAGCCGAACGAATAACGCTCGCGGGCCTTGTACCGCAGGTTGCCGGTATCAAAATCACCCTGCATTCCGCGCTTCATTGCAACGCGGGTCATGTGCTTCAGGCCGTCCGGGCAGTCGGTCAGAATGAACCAAGCATCCGGGTCGGTGAGGCGGGTAATGGTGGTCGGATCACGAGAGAACACGCCCTTGGACACGATCGCACTGATGTCGTTATCGGCGGTGCCGACACGCATGGTGCTACGGGTCAGTCGGATCGAGTCGTACTCAAGCTCCGGTGGGACAACCAGCTTCTCAGCCATGAGGCTGATCGGCACCTGACGGTCATCGGTGGTCTTGCGAATCTGGATCAGAAGATCCTCGATCGCCTGTTCCGACAGGTCGGCAGGGGTTGACAGGCGGTTTGACATCGTGCCGCCGTTCAGCAGCGGGTGGGCAGTATTCAGCAAGCTGACGCCGTCGCCGCCAGGGGCGGTTGCCGAGAAGGCCGCATTCAGGATCGCGGCACCCTTGATCTCCTTGGTGTGCTTCATGGCACGAGCCAGAGCCTTGGAGTATTTCGGGCCGAGACGCTGATACAGGTTGTCCTCGACTGCTTCCTCAGTGATAGCGAAAGCGAGTGCGATGGTCTCGTGGATATAGCGAGCAGTCCACCCCTGCATGCCTTCATCAAAGCCGACCGCGGAGCCTTCAGGCTTGACCTGGGCAGCACCGAAACCGGTTTCCAGCACATCTTCTTCAAACGCCTTGTCAGAGCGTTCCGTGTCGTAGATCGACGTCCACTCATCCGGACGGGCACGATAGGCCATACCGAAATGAGTATTCAGACCTTCTTCAAGGTCTTTCGCGAACGTATTGCGATTCATAACGCCCATGATTAGTCACCTCCCACGCCGGAGACAACACCGGTCAGAGCATGTTCAGCGAACATGACCTCGACTTCAGCGTAGGCGCCGTATTCATTACCGACTTCGCGCAACAGACCGTAGATCCGAAGGCTTTTGCCAGTGGTAGCGGTTGCCGAGGCTTGCGCCTGAGCACCAGAACGGCCGGTTTTGGTCTTACCAGTACCTGCCACCCAGTCGCACAAGGCACCAACATCTGCTGCTGCCACGGTGTCTGCCTGGGCACGGAAGATGATGTTCGGGTCATCGTAGACCAGAGCCTCACAGACAGTGTTTGCCTCGAGCGCCTGCGCAGCAGGCCAGTAAGGCTTGAAGGTTACGCGGCCTTCCCCATCGATGAAATTGCAGCCGGCGAACACGCCGATTGCGTTGACCGTACCAGCAGGCGCGATCTCGATGTTATTGCCGGTCCCGGTCATCATTACGACATCGCCGGAATAGATGGCGTTTGCGTAGCCATCGGCGATACTGTAAGCCCCGTTGGCGACAGCGCCGCCTCCGAGTTTCCGGGACGGACGCAACCCATAGGGAGCGTTGTTGTTAGACATAAGTCTAGTCCTCGTCTAAAAGATTGTGATTGGGTTCTTTTCAGTCGTCGTCGGAGACAGGTGCCGGCCGATGACCGGTGTCTACGCTAGAACTGTGCGTCTTATTCACAGGGCCGAAACCTTTCCCGGGCTCCTGTGCTTGAGCAAGAATGCCGTTCACAGCCTCCATCTGACGATTCGCCATTGCAGCGTTGTGCGCAGCGTGCGACTTATGCAGTTTCTCTGGCCGTTCCATGAGGACGATGCCGTCCATTCCGATGATGTCGCCGAATTGGCGAGTGTTCACGGTAGGGGCAAACGATCCCTTTGGCACTGTGTTCGCGTTGCGAGGACGATACCCTTGGTTCATCTTTTGCATCACGTTTTTGGGATCATCCATGCCGCCGAGCTTGGTTCGTACCCATCTCTGGACGAACCCCGGTCGTGGTGGGATGTTTTTCGTATCTAGGAGTCCCGATTGAGTCCACTGATCCTGATAGGATTCGTGGATCTCATCCCCTTCACGCGATTCCATTGCGCGAGAGGTGCGATTGTCTTCGGGGGGCTTTTCGCCGTAGGCCTCTTTCCCCTGGAAGGCATCATCGATCAGGCTGCCAAGTCCATTCTCTGACGTTACAGAATCATCCTTCGTATTACCAGTGCTTCTTGCGACCATTATAGTCTCCTTAGAGCGGTTTGTTGCGATCGATCCAACCTTTTCGGTCTGAAGGACTGTTTGGGTCGAGCCCAGCGTTCTTCATCTTCTGAAGGTCAGTACGAGTGAGGGCACCTTGGCGCGAAGCCGGCCGGCGGCTACCCGATTCACGGGACACACCGGGAGTTGCTCCACGCCTTGGTTTTTCAACCTCATCGTCAGGATCATCAATCTCAACCTCCTTGTCGTATCCGCCGAGGCGGCGATCCAACTCTTCGTAGAGGTCAGGGTCAGTTACCTTGTACCCCTCGCCGATAAGCTGGCGCTCGATCTTGGCCGCGTTTGCCGCCTTCTCTTGGTCTTCACCAAGCCAGTCCTCGTTTTCCTCCACCCAGGCGGCCGCTGCCTTGGACAGTCCGGAGGTATTCGTCCGCGGTGCCGGCTCATCCCTCTCGATCTCAACAGGCTTTTCCGCA